GTTTGAAAATGAGCAGTAAAGGATACCTTATCTTTGCACAAAATAATGGCAAAACAGATTATGTTAAACAAGCAGAGTTGTTGAAAGCAAGTATTGAAAAGTATAACAACATAAACAATGTAACTATTATTACTAGTGATGATATTAAAACAGATCATGCAAAAAATAGTGAATGGAAAATAGAAAATCGTTGGCAAGCCTATGATTTAAGTCCGTATGACGAAACAGTAGTTTTAGACGCAGACATGCTGTTTTGTAGAAATGTTGATCACTGGTGGGACAAGTTTAAACATCATGACATGTTTTTTACTAGCAATGTACTAACATATCGAAATGATGTAGTTACTAGCGAATATTATAGAAAGACATTTGTAAAAAACAAAATGCCAAACTTGTATACAGCATTTTATTATTTTAAGAAAACGCCACAGACAAAACAAGTGTTTAATCTAGTTAAAGACATTACCCTTAACTGGAAAGTATACTATGGTAAGTTCTTAAAAAACATGTTTCAATCAGGACAAAGTTTTGATTTAACAATGGCACTCGCTATTCATTTATTAGACTTAACACACAAAACAACCGACAACAGCCTTGTGCCAACTTTTATACATTTAAAGCCTAAAGCACAAGATTGGGAAAAACAGTCGGAAACAGTAACTAGTCGCATTCCTTTATATAACTTTAAAGGACAGCCTATGCTTGATACATATATGCTTAATGACATTCTTCATTATGTAGAAGATGACTTTATAACTCCTAGTATTAAGGAGTTATTTAATGATTGATAGACTAGCAGAAATAATGAGACACCAGCAAGTAATACAGCAACAAAAGTTTTATGTATCATTTGCTGAAGACGGACGCTTAACATCTGTGTTTACTGGCGCAGGAGAACCACCTGAAAATACTATTGAAATCGACGTTGATTTAGCCGAAAAGTTTCTCAGCGGTCAGTTGATGAAAAATAAGTATAAAGCTGTACAACTAGGTGACAAATATGTATTGCAAAAAGCAGATTCTGCTGTAGATATTACAACTAGTCATTCGTTTTATAAAGTTCCTCAAACACAAATGCCAAATATGGTTAGTATTAATCAAACTACTGGTTCGTTGACACTACACGGAGACTTTGATAGCAGTTCGGTTCTGTATGTTTGTGAAAAAGACTGTTTTCATATTTTATACGATGTTGTTGTGTGTCAACCTAATATTAGCGTTTATCCGATAACACCCAACAAGCAGTTAGATATTTTTGTTCCGGCTCATGTTACAAATGTAGGAGTGTTGTATGAGTGACTTTCAGCTAAGATTGACAGATTATGATTTTTACTTTTATGATACTGGGTCTCCAAACGCAGAAGAAAACTTTTATGATGCACGTAATACGATTCCGTGGATTATAAGAACTAAGACTTTACCTAAAAATAACTATTTTGTGTTAACAGACAACGCAAAGTTGTCAGAATGGTTCATGTCTAAACCTGCTATATTTGAAGAAACTGTAAAGGATGCTACAGTACATTGGCAAAATAGAAGCATTGTTAACCATCTTCCTTACATAACGTCTGGCGTATCTTGGGTAGGTGGTAACAAGTTTTCTTTTAGTGTCACTGAAGTAGGGTCAACTGTTTATCATGCTAATACAGCAGAGCAAGCATATGAAAGTGGATATGTAGAAGTTGAAAAAATACTAAACGGAAAAACATTATCGACGATTACAAGTAGTGATAGAAAAAAACTTTTAATATGGGCAAATATTGGAGCCGATGTTAAAAATGGAGAACATTCGATTAGCGGAGCAAGAGATGCTTTAAGAATACATTTGTCTAGACTTGAGTATGCTGAACTTCCTATTCATTATGAGCCTTATAACTCTTTGCAAAGTATGTTCTATAAAACAGTGTACAAGAGCCCACACAGGATTAGCGGACATATCAAAGAGAACCAAGCAAGTCGATATGACATTGTGTTTATAAGTTACAATGAACCTAATGCAGAAGAAAACTGGCAAGCACTAAAAGCACGTTTTCCTAGAGCACAGCGAGTTGACGGTGTTAAGGGTATACATAATGCACACATTGAAGCAGCAAAACTTTGCACTACACCTATGTTTTGGGTAGTTGACGGTGATGCTAAAGTAGATGAAGAGTTTAAGTTTACATACAGTGTTCCTGATGCAGAGCTTGAGTTTGTTCATGTATGGCGTTCTAAAAATCCTGTAAACGATTTGACATACGGGTACGGTGGTGTTAAACTGTTACCTAGAGAACGCACACTAATAATGAATACTAATACAGCAGATATGACTACAAGTATTAGCCCGTACTTTAAACCTATGCCACTTGTGTCAAACATAACATCATTTAATACAGATCCATTTAACACATGGAAAAGCGCATTTAGAGAATGTGTTAAGTTATCATCTAAATCAATAGACAGACAACATGATGATGAAACTGAATATAGACTAACGCAATGGCAGTTTGAAGGTGCTAACAGAAGATACGGAAAGTATGCACAAATGGGCGCAAAACAAGGACAAGAGTACGGCGAAGCAAATGCTGGCAATGCCGAAGCTCTTAAAAAGATCAACGATTTTGATTGGTTAAAAGAGAAGTTTGAAAATGAAAATACGTGATATTGATATTATATACTTGTCCTACGACGAACCCAATGCTGATGAAAACTATGCAGACCTGTTAAAGAAAGCACCCTGGGCTAAACGTGTACACGGTGTAGAAGGATCAGATGCCGCACACAAAGCATGTGCTGAACTAAGTGAGACAGAACGTTTTATTACAGTTGACGGTGATAACAAAATCTATGCAGACTTCTTAGAACAAGAAATAGATTTTAAACAAAATCCTTATATGAATAATGCTGTACTTAGTTGGTGCGGATACAACGTAGTAAACGGGTTAATGTATGGCAATGGCGGACTAAAGTGTTGGCCAAAAGAAGTTGTATTAAACATGAAAACACACGAAGCAAGTGAATCAAATGACATTGCTGCACAAGTAGAGTTTTGTTGGAATCTAGATTACATACAGATGAACAGTTGTTATTCAAAAGTTTATAACAATGCATCGCCTTGGCAAGCCTGGAGAGCAGGATTTCGTGAAGGTGTTAAAATGAGCTTAGATCAAGGTAAAAAGTTTAATGCTTCGACATTTACTCAAGAACTATACTGGCAAAACTATCACAGATTAATGATTTGGCAAATGGTAGGCGCTGATGTTGAAAATGGTATGTGGGCAATGTACGGTGCTCGACAAGGTTGTATAATGACAAATCTAACGGATTGGGACTATGTTAATGTCCGTGATTTTACTTACCTAAATAAACTCTGGGAAACAAAAGTATCGCAAGAAGTGAATGACAGTAACATTAAAGAACTTATTGTAGAACAAGGACACACATTGCAACGCGACTTAGGCGTACCGGTAGACAAGCCGCTAACTCCTGTACAAAGTGAAATGTTTAAAGAAAGTTATACTAACACTGACAGAACAGGACAAGGATTTATAGACATTGAATAAACTAGTTAAAAAACTTGCACGTCGATTAAAGATTGTTAAAGATCCTATTGATCGTATGACCGAAGTAAAGCAGATTACAGACACAGTTTCTCCAACATTTTGTTTAGCTAAATGGCATCATACTACTATCTATTTACAAACAGGCGAAACGCACAGTTGTTATCATCCTGCCCCTCACATGATTCCGTTGCATGAACTAGAAAACAATCCTAGTGCATTACATAATACAATGGAAAAGAAAGCACAACGAAAAGAAATGCTAGAAGGCAAGCAACCAGACGGATGCAAATATTGCTGGAACATTGAGTGTATGGGCAAAGACTATGTAAGCGATAGACACGAACGTAATGCAGGCATTTATACAAAAGATCGATTGAACGAGATTGTTGCAAATGATTGGTTGTATGATATTAATCCTGAATACATTGAAGTATCGTTTGGTAACGAATGTAACTTGCGATGCGGATATTGTCATCCTAAAGCAAGTAGTAGCTATTTCAAAGAAATAGAAGACTTTGGCCCGTATGATATGGTACAAAATCACGCTTTTGATACTCGTCGTATGCGTATATACAAAAAGGAAGAAGAAAATCCTTATGTAAAAGCCTGGTGGGAATGGTGGCCGGAAGTTAGTAAGACACTTAACATATTACGCATTACTGGTGGCGAACCGTTGCTGCAACAAAGTACTTGGAGACTGCTAGAAGATCTTGATGCAAATCCTAAGCCAAATCTCGAAATAAACATTAACAGTAATCTTGCTGTTAAAAATGTACTTGTAAAGCGTTTAGCGGATAAAGTAAACAAGCTAGTAAAAGAAAATAAGATTAAAAAGTTTAAACTCTTTACAAGTTTAGACACTTGGGGAAAGCCTGCAGAATATATTAGAACTAATCTAGACCTAACTGTATGGGAAAAGAACTTTGACACTTGGATGACCGAAACAGATCAGCCTATTACTTTTATGGTTACATTTAATGTTCTAAGTGTTACAACGTTCCAGTCTTTATTAGAAAAGTTTTTAGAATGGCGTGAAAAATATCAAACTGGTACTAGAAGAATACGATTTGATACTCCGTATTTAAAAGAACCTATTCAGTATGATATGAATATACTTCCTAAAAGTTTTATGAGTTATATGGAAAGTCATTTAGAGTTTATTAAGACTAATCTAGATGACTACGATGTTAATAAGTTTACTAAACTAGAATATGAAAAGTTTAGACGTGTAGTTGACTATATGCGTACTACAACTTACGATGATAAAACTTTAGAAATAGGACGTAAAGATTTTGTTGCTTGGTTTAAAGAACATGACCGCAGAAGAAATACAAACTTTGACGAAACATTTCCTGAGTTAAGAAACATTTTTTGAAACGTAGTCCTCATCTGAGGGCTGCTTTCCTGCTAGCACTAGTTGACAGTGATCAACAAATCTTAAAAACTCGCTAATAGTATAATCATTATAGTCTGCACGATGGTGATTATAATCTAACACTTCTGTATTTTGTATTGACCAATCTATTTGCTGTGTACGTGTCATTTTAGACAGCATAGTACATACACGCACTAGTTCTTTTTCTAGCTTATTCCATCGTTTGATGATATCTGGTTCAAAGTCAAAGTCGTAGTCAAACCAATCAGTGTATAACTTGTAACCTAATCTTTGTAGATTATAGTTTTGCCCTGTTTGCCCCCAAATAATAACTGGAGTTTTTTGTACAATAGGCTTAAATGTTTTTTCACTATAAAACAAACTTGTTTCGTTCCAGTCACTTTGTAGTGTTTCTGAAGTTAAGTTAAACAGTACTTGACTATGTAGACCTACTCCGAGATCGTATGCCCAGTTAGTTTCAAAGTCATCAGTGTCAACTGTAAGTGGAGTGTTTTTTGACATGAACTCCTGCATTTCAGCAGTATAAAACTTGTTGTTTTTGTATTCTCGTTGATCTAGTTTATCGTGACTTAATAGTCCATATTTTGCAATGTCAGCTTCGTGTAGTTTGTATGTACAATAACTACGCCAAAATCTCTTTCTTCTACTGAGATTTAGATAGAACTTACCTTGATAGTTTTGTACTAGGTTGTTATAGCGTCCAAACTTTTTCTTTCCTTCAGTCATCATTACTTTTTGAAAAGTATCCCAGTGCATAATCTCAATAATACTAATAGGGTTAACTCTGTCGTTGCGCCCATTGTAGAATAATCTAAAGTTTGCTTTTTCTCTAAGATTACCACTTAAAAATACAACACTTGCAGGATCAATGTTATGACGTATTGCACTAAAATAAAGTGCCATCGCTACTGACTGTTCTTCTGGCGCCCAGCCTTCGTGTGTTCCGTCTAATACAAACATACATTTTTTAGCTCTAATCTTTGCAAGAAACTCAGGTTTTACAGTTGCAAAAACATCACTAGTAGGAAGCCACCTTTTGTTATACGAGTAGTGTGCGAACATTACGGGCATCCTGTCGTATACCCCTTTTTTAAAATGCGGTAGATGTTTTTTGTAGTGATGAAAACATCCTATTTCAGAGGGGCAAACTCTAAAGTAATCATCATCTTTAAGCCAGTCCTGTAAGTGTTCCATTTTATTTCCATTAAATACTCAGTTAACTAAGATATTTATGAGGATAAAAGATGAACATAGGCTTTATTGGCGTTGGAAAACTCGGAATGCCTTGTGCTGAAGCAGTAGCACAAAAAGGACATAACGTAACAGCATATGATATTGCTAAAAGAACAAGTAATGATGTTACAATGTTTCCTACTATAAAAGGATGCGTAGAAGATAGAGATATTGTATTTGTTGCAGTGCCTACTCCTCACGATCCGGATTATGATGGTAGAGCACCCACTGCACATTTAGAGCCTAAAGACTTTGGATACGCTATTGTTCAACATGTACTAGAAGAAGCAAACAAGTACATGAACAAAGATCAGTTACTAGTCCTTATTAGTACAGTATTACCAGGTACTACTAGAAGTCACTTTGTACCGCTAGTAACTAACACACGTTTTGTTTACAACCCTTACTTGATTGCTATGGGCAGTGTAGCATGGGATATGGTTAATCCTGAAATGGTAATGATTGGTACAGAAGATGGTACTGAAACAGGTGATGCTAAACAGCTTGTAGATTTTTATAAGACTGTAATGGAAAACGATCCTCGTTATATAGTTGGTACTTGGGACGAGTGTGAATGTATTAAAGTTTTCTACAATACATTTATCAGTGCTAAGATTGGCTTAGTTAATATGATACAAGATGTTGCTGAAAAACAGGGTAACATTAATGTTGACGTTGTAACAGATGCACTAGCACAAAGTACAATGCGTATTATGGGTCCACAATATATGACAGCAGGTATGGGCGACGGTGGTGCATGTCATCCTCGTGATAATATTGCATTGCGTTATATGGCACACGAACTGGGTTTAGGTTACGACTTGTTTGACAGCATTATGAATGCTCGTGAAATACAGGCAGAAAATCTTGCACTTAAACTAGTAGACATTGCCAATGAAAAGAACATGCCCATTTACATTCACGGAAAGGCGTATAAACCTGGCGTTCCGTATGAAGATGGAAGTTATAGTATCTTAGTAGGACATTATTGCAAAAAACACGGCTTTGCACCTACTTATATAGATCCATTAACAGGTGATAACAATGAGCCATCGGAACCATGTGTAATGCTTATGGCGCATAGTGCTAGTACAACTTACAAGTATATGCAAGAAGAAGGTGATAATACAGACATGCTATACTGTGTAATACCAGCAGGTAGTGTAGTTGTAGACCCCTGGCGTAAGTTTTCGAGTAATGCAAGTACAGTAATACATTACGGAAATACTAGACATTTCTAAAAGAGTGTGCTATAATAAAACAAATGACAAATGAAGCTAACTTTCAAGAAATACCGTTCGATGATATTGTTAAGTTTGGTCAAAAGACCTTGCTTAACACAGATCTCTTTACAGTCTCTTGGATATTAGGTAGATTTTGTAACTACAACTGTAGCTATTGTTGGCCGTATGCTAGATCAGATAAGCCTGATCATCAAACTTTAGATGTATATAAACAAACAATAGACAATATAAAGTACCAAGCACAGCTTAATGGGTTTAAAAACTTTCATTTTAGTTTTAGTGGTGGCGAACCTACAGCCTATAAATACTTTGGGGAACTTATAGAGTATTACTGTAGTGATACAGCACCCGAATATCAAAGTATACACATGACCACAAATCTAAGTCCTGGCAGCAAATGGTGGGCAAAGTGGTTAGATGCAACAAGTACTTTGCAACGTAGAAGTGTAACCGCAAGTTTTCATGACGAGTTTGCAAACGAGCAAGAGTTTGGAGACAAGTGTTTACAGTTAATGAAAGGAGGAACCTTTGTTACAATCAATCAAGTTATGGTTCCAGAAAGGTTTCAAGAGCTTTACGAACGCCTTGAACGATTTGCCGCCAGAGGTATCAATGTTACTCTCAAACCACAGTCCAATGATACCGCCACAAGCGTGGTTGGAGGCTACACAGATGAGCAAATCTCAATCATGCAAACAGGATTCCCACAAAGAATCCCAGACGAATACAAAGAGTTGATACCGTTATATCAAGTTGAACTACAAGACCGTAGCGGAAACAAATATAACTTAGATCAAGCAGAGCGGTTAAATGCTTTTGGATTTAACAAGTTCAAAGGCTGGACTTGTAACGCAGGCTATCAAGGAATAGTTATACGTGAAAATCAAGTAAAACGTAGTTATAGTTGTCACGATGAACCACTAGGTACTGTTACAGAAGGTTTTAAACTGTTTGATAAACCAAAAACATGCATTACACCTAGTTGTGTAAGTAGTGCAGATTCAAAAATACCAAAGGCTAAAAATGAAAGTTGAACTAGAAGACGTATTATACTGGATGGACGCTATTCGCAATAGCGAAGATCGATATCGTACACTTGAAAGTTTCTGGAAAGGACAAATACACAGCAAGCAATGGCTAATAGAAACACTTGAAAACTATGTTAGTCAATATCGTAATAACATTGTTATATATGGAGGGTGGAATGGAGTTCTTGCTAGTCTTATTTTTAATAGCCGCATTAATGTTGGACGAATCACAAGTGTAGATATTGACCCTGTATGCGAAGAAACTGCAAATACAATGAATAAAGCATACGAAATGAGGGGTATGTTTCGTGCAGTAACAGAGGATATGGTCTATCATATGGAAGCTGCTGACATTGTTATCAATACAAGTTGTGAACACGTTACACAAGAACAATACGAGCAATGGTTAAACAATCAGCCAGACAGCTCTCTCATAGTATTGCAGAGTAATAACTACTTTGAGCTAGAAGAACACATACGATGTTCAGTTGACTTAGATGATTTTGTTAAAATGAGCAATATTACACCTATGTGGAAAGGTGTAATGGAGTTACCTAAGTATCAACGTTATATGATTATAGGAAGAAAACATGTTTAAGTTTAGTGAGCTACGACAAATACATTTAGAAATATCTAATAGATGTCAAGCAAGTTGTCCAATGTGCAGCCGCAACTATCACGGCGGACAAGACAACCCTCTTATTAATGGCAAAGATTGGACACTAGACGAGTTTAAACAAATAATGTCTCCAGAAGTGCTAATGCAAGTAAAAAGTTTTTACTTTTGCGGAAACTATGGAGATCCTATTGTTAATCAAGACCTAAAAGACATGATAGAATATGCAGCAGGAGTAAATCCTGATGTTTATATTCGTGTACATACAAACGCAAGTGCTAGAAGTTTAGATTGGTGGAGAGATCTTGCCAGAGTAATGCCTAACAGACATGCTGTTATTTTTGCTATTGACGGTTTAGAAGATACACACAGCAAATATCGCATCGGTACTGACTATAACAAGATTATTGCTAATGCACAAGCATTTATTGATGCTGGCGGCACAGCAGAATGGGCGTTTATACGTTTTAAACATAATGAACATCAAGTTGACAAAGCAAAAGAAACAGCAGAGCGTATGGGATTTAGTTTATTCCATCACAAAAATAGTGCAAGATTTATTGCAGATGACAAGTTTCCAGTATACGACAAAGACGGAAATACTGTAGATTATCTAGAAGCACCAACTGGGTCAAAACTAAGTTATGTAACGCAAGAAGTAATAGACAACTATAAAACTATTGTAAAAGAATCTAAGATCGAGTGCGCAGTATTGCGTAATAAAGAGATTTACATTGATGCTTACCGTAATGTTTATCCGTGTTGCTTTTTAGGAGCAGTTCCGTATAACTTAACATATGAACAGCCTAATACACAACACATTATGGAAGAAATGTTAGACCAGCATAAAGAACTAGTTGCAGAACTGGGTGACACTTGTGCGTTAAACACATCAGTAAAGGATATTATAAACTCTGATATATGGCAAAACGTATGGCACAAGTATTGGGAAGGTGAACATAAACTTATTAAGTGTGCTAGAACATGCGGAGTATTAAAAGAAAACAATCTTTCAAAGCCTACAGATCAAATCGAAGAGCAGATTGAAGTAAGACCAAAAGGACTTATTAATGAAGTTAATCATGCTTACTTAAATGGTGAGTTTGATATGACTAAGTTTAAGAAAACAGGAACCTTGTTTATTCCTTTTGATAAAGAGTGGACTAGTGTAGGTATTAGTTTAAGCGGTGGCGCAGATAGTGCATTGTTAGCATATCTACTTGCAAGTTTTGTAGAACCTGATCAACAAGTTACTTTCCATATGATTAGTCATATTAGATTATGGAAAACTAGACCGTGGCAACGTTATGATAGCTTTAGAGTGTTCAGTTGGCTAAGAACACGTTTCCCAAATATAAACTTTGTACGCCATGAAAACTTTGTACCACCAGAACTAGAGTACAGTGATAAAGGCGCCCACATTATAGACGAGTATGGTAACATTAGAAGCGGAGATCAAATCATTGTTAGATCTCATGCCGAATGGCTTGCTAACGAGCATAAGTTTGATGCCTGGTTTGGCGCAAAAACTAAAAACCCTAGTGATACTAGTATTAGTAAAGGAATGCCTGACAGAGATGTAGAATATCCTGATGCTAACGAACTAGTTAAAAAGCATGAAGGAACATTAGCATGTCATCCTTTTTTGTATGTTGAAAAAGATTGGATTGTAAAACAATACATTGACAACGACATTATGGACTTGTTTCATACTACACGTAGTTGCGAAGGTGACTTTGAACATTTAGACTACAAAAACTATATGCAAGGAAAGTATGTGCCAGAGTGCGGAGAGTGCTTTTGGTGTCAAGAACGCAACTGGGCTAAGGAGCAAAACAATGTCGAATAAGTATTGGTATCACCCAGAGGATACACAACTAGGAAAGTATCAGCGTATCATAGAACAACAGTCAGGTACGCCTACTTTCTGTGTACTACCCTGGATACACTTTGCTACAAGACCTAACGGCGACATGCGACTATGCTGTAGTGCAAACGCAAGTGGTGCAGGTAATGATCACGAAGTAGGACTTGTTAAAATGGAAAACGGCAAGCCTGCAAACTTTGGTCGTGAAACACCTATGGAAGCATGGAACAATGACTACATGCGAAGTGTACGCACAACTATGCTCAAAGGCGAGATACCTGCTAGTTGTCGTAAGTGCTTTGAAGAAGAGTCTAAAGGTGTAGCAAGTAAACGTGTATGGGAAAGCGGTACATGGTACGAAGATGGTGTAGACATTCCTGAACTAGTACGCCAAACACGAGAAGACGGAACCGTTCCTGAAAACTTAAAATACTTAGACTTGCGATTAGGACATACTTGTAATATTAAGTGTGTAATGTGCAGTCCGCATGATAGTTCAAAATGGGTTAAAGATTGGCAGCAACTATTTCCACAACTTGATAACGAATCTGTTAAACAGCAGATGCAGTGGGATAAAAAAGAGTTTAATAATAAGTGGCATGAAAAGGATACATTCTGGGAAGAAATGTATGCTCAGATTCCTAACCTAAGACAAGTGTACTTTGCAGGCGGCGAGCCTTTAATGATCAAAGAACACAAACAGTTTATTGAAGAAATAGTACGTCAAGGTTATCAAGACAAAATACTGTTACGTTATAACTCTAACGGATTGCTAGTCGATGATGATTTGATTGAACTATGGAGCAAGTTTAGAAAAGTTAAGTTTGCTATCAGCATGGATGCAAGTCATGAACGTGACGAATACATACGTTACCCTACAGACTTTGAAACTGTAGAAAAAACTTTACATATGCTTGATAACACTCCAGACAACATACAAACAAGTCTAGCAACAGCAATACAGATATTCAATGTAAAACATTTGCCAGACTTTATGAAGTGGAAACTAGATAGTGGGTTTAAAAAACTAAATGTAGGCACTGTTCCAGGCGGAACACAAATGGGCGGCGGTTTAGTCAACATGCACTTATTATACATTCCTACGTTTTTAAGCATACAGATTCTACCATTAGAAGATAAGCAAGAAGTGCGTGAACGTTTTATGGACTTTAAAGACTGGCTGTGGAACAACTACAGACAAGATGACGATTTTTGGAAACACAATCCATACGGTTGGAAACGTTGGGAAGCAGTTCTTAATCACATGGATGCACAAGATAACAGCCACTTACTACCCGGCTTCAAAGAGTACACAAACAAACTAGATGCTATTCGAGGTGTGAGTGCAGCAAAAGTATTTCCGGAGTTAGCACATTTGCTATGATTGTAAGAGTAAAGAATAATCAGCCTAGTGATACGCTACGCATAGAATATATGCTAGGCAATCTCTGCAATCATAAATGCCACTACTGTTTTCCGGGCAGTAACGAAGGCGATCAGCCTTGGCCTGATATTGACATAGTCAAACAGAATCTAGGACACCTATTAGAACATTATCGTAACAACGGTAAGCCTAAAAGCAACATTTTCTTTGTTGGCGGTGAACCTACACTGTGGAAAGGCTTGCCTGAACTGTGTACATACTTAAAACAAGAGTTTGGTACACTAATAGAAATGAGTTCAAATGGTAGTAAAGCATTAAGTTGGTGGAAACGTGAAGCACACAACTTTGACAATGTAGGTATTAGCGTACATCACGAGTATGCAAAACTAGACAAGATCATAAAAGTTTGCGACTTATTATATGAACGAGGCGTATTTGTAAATGCAGATGTACTAATAGATCCTTATCACTTTGACAAGTGTGTGAGCAACGTAGAATACTTAAAAAATAATGCAAAGCACAAATGGCCGATCATTGCAAAGATTGTACACTTTGGCGGCATGCACAGATACACAGACGAACAACTCAAATATTTTGATGATACTATTAAACAGTATCCTGACATGGACTGGTATCACAGCACAGTTAACAAAGAACAAACACGAGTAGAAATAACACAACAAGACGGTGAAGTTATTACTGTTGACAACGATAGTTGGATAACAAGAAACAACTTAAACTATTTCGAAGGCTGGCAGTGCAACTTAGGTGTTGACTTACTCAAAATATTCGGCGATGGTAGAATAACTGGAAACTGTCAACAAGTGCTGTACGGTGCTGACACACATTATAATATCTACGATTTAAACTTTATACAAAACTTTAGTCCTAGAATAGAGCCTGTAACTTGCACAAAACGTATTTGTGGATGTAATGAAGAAGTGGTATGTAACAAATGGATTTCTTAGACACAGTAGAACCTAACTACTTTCACATAGAGTGGGAAAGCACTCTAAAGTGTAATCTTGACTGTAGTTACTGCGGCGATGGTCATAACAACAGCATACCTCATCCGTCACTTGAAGATAGTTTAAAAACACTTGACTTTATTGTAGACTATGTTAGCATACAAATGCAGTCACGCAAGCACAAGCAAGCAAGTCTAAACATACTAGGTGGGGAAAGTCTATTCCATCCTGATATACTTGAAATACTAGAGTATGCAAAACAAAAGAAAGAAGGTTTAGATTGGAACCTAAGCATAGGTACTATTACAAACGCAGTAGTAGGTAAACGCTTATGGGCTAAAGTAGTAGACTTATTAGAATACTTTACAGTTAGCTTTCATGCAGAAGCATTACCTAAACAGCATATACAAGTAAGAGAAAACCTACTATACTTGCAAGAGCAAAACAAAAACTTTCATGTTAGTATTATTATGCATCCTAAGCATTGGGATACTTGTGTTAACATGGTAGAGTTTTGTGAAATGAATAATATTAGATATGAAAAGCGTCAAATAGATCATGATTGGTTTGATTGGCGTTTCAAATACAACAAAGAACAAGCAGCATATCTAACTGGCAAAGAATCTGTAAGTGCTTTAAAGATGGCAGCAGCAGTACTTACTGGCGGCATTGATTTATCATCACAAGGTCGTGCTTGCTGCGGCGGACAAGAAATGTGTAACAATACAGGATGTACAAAATATGTTGACAATCGTTTTAAGGGTTGGCATTGTAGTGTTGACAAGTATTTTTTGTATATTAGACAAACTACTGGCGAAGTTTTTACTAACAAAGACTGTCGCATGAACTGGGATGGTGAAGTGGGTCCTATAGGAAATCTTAAAGACACTAACTCTATATTACAGCGTGTAGGAAAAACAGATACTATTGTTTGTAAAAAATCAAGATGTTGGTGTGGCATATGTGCGCCAAAAGCAAAAGACAAAACAGACTATATTAGGATAATGCAAAAGTATGAGTAATATTTGTATAGTTCCTTGGTCGCAGATTGATTTAGGTGCAATGGGCATGATTAGACCTTGTTGCGAATATGACGGATTTGTTGGCGACTTAAACGAACAAACAATACTAGAAGCATACTTGGGAGAAAAGTATACACAAGTAAGACAAGACTTTTTAGACGGCAAGTTTCCCGAAGGATGCAGAAAGTGTATGCTACAAGAACAAGCAGGACTTGAAAGTCGTAGAATACAAGAAAACAGAAAATATAGCAACTACCTTTCTAAAATAAAAAGCACACTGCCTTGGGATCCTTTTCTTATAGATATAAAACTAGGCAACAAATGCAATATGAAATGCAGAATATGTGCAAGTACAAATAGCCATCTATGGGAACCAGATGAACAAGAACTATTTGGTTATTTGAGAAATCAAGGAAGAAATGCACAGTGGTTTAAAAACGACAAAGTTTGGAGTGAACTAAAACTTGGCCTAGGACAACTAGATACATTATACATTAGCGGCGGCGAGCCTTTTATTATAAAAGAAAACTTTGAACTACTATCTCACTTAATAGATAATGGCAGAGCAGAATATGTTCAAGTAAGGATTATTACTAACGGAACAGTCAAACTAACAACAAAAATGATTGACATTTTTAAACAGTTTAAATCTGTTTCGCTTATGTATTCAATAGACGGTGTAGAAGATGAGTTTACCTATCAGCGCCATCCAGTAAAATGGAACAAAGTTGCTGACAACTTTATAGATGCATTGCAATATGATTTTCTAGATATATCTGTTGTGTATACTGTTAGTATTTTTAACTGTTTATCTAGTCAACAGTTTTTAGATTGGTGTCCTACTAAAAACATATTTGTAAACTTTGTAAGAGATCCATTTGTATTTGATTTAAGTGTGTTAACAGATTATCAGAAAGAACAAGTAACTAATCGCTTATCGGATAATATAATAGATACACAGATTAAAAAATATATGACAACTACTTTTAGAAATGTAGACAACATAGAAGAACAACGTAACCATTATATAAATGGTATAGACAAAATACGAAATGAGTCTTTTAAAGATACATTTCCTATAGTTGCGGAGATACTAAATGTTTAACTGGTATGTAAAAAATAAACTAGGCGAAAGTCTATGTTTAGCAAAGTGGACCAACAGCACAATGCATTTAGGCATAGGAAAGAATCACAGTTGTCATCATCCTAATCCGCACGTTGTTCCTGTTGAAGAAGTACAAGCAGATCCTAGTGCATTGCACAATAGCTCATACAAACGCAGTGTTAGAAATCAAATGCTCAATGGAGAACGTCCTAGCGAATGTGATTATTGTTGGCGTGTAGAAGAAACAGAAAAATATAGTGATCGTGTTTTAATGAGCAAGAAGCGTGACAGTTGGCCGTATCGTAAAGATATTATTGCCACTGATAGATACGATCCTACAATGCTTGAAGTTAGTTTTTCAAACGTGTGCAACTTTAAGTGTGCATACTGTGGTCCGCAGTTTAGCAGTTTGTGGACTAGCGAAATATCCAACCTTGGTGCATACCCTACTTCAGACAGTTATAATCAAATACACGAAAAACAAATACTAGATAGAGAACACAATCCTTACATCGAAGCGTTCTGGGAATACCTGCCTACTATGTATGACAAACTGCATACACTTCGGATTACTGGTGGCGAACCTATGCTGAGTAGACACACTGAAAAACTTTTAGATTACATTGCCGATCATCCTAATAAAAAACTTACAGTTGTAATCAACAGCAACCTAGGTGCACCAAAACATATTATTGCTAACTTTATTGAACTGCTTAAAAAAGTACAAAAGAGTGTTAAACGTGTTGAGATTGCAACTAGCGGTGAAAGTTATGGCGGACAAGCAGAGTATGTTCGTGACGGATTAAACTATCGAGAATGGTTGCTAAACTGTTACTATGTATTATCTGCATTACCTAAGTTAAGATTAAACTTAATGTGTGCGTACAACGTATTAAGTATTACTAGTTTTTCTAGATTCTTAGACGATATGATTGCTCTTAAAAAAGAGTGCGGCCGAGTTACACTTAGTATCAGTTATGTAAGACATCCTAACTTTTTACATGTATCACTGGCTCCAAAAGTGTGGAGACCCGTACTAGAAGCAAGTCGCGAAAAACTTAAAAAACATTTTAACAGAGAAACAGTTCAGCGTTTTGATTTTGTACTGGCAGAGTTTGATAAGCAACCTACAGAAACACAGTTGCAAGACTTTAACTTGTTTGTATCAGAATATGATAAGCGTAGAGAGAAAAAGTTCTTAGATGTTTTTGGCGAGTATAGCTGTATAGTCGGATAACTCTTTAGCCTTAGGCACACACATACCACAACCACAGCGATCATTAGGACATACTATTGTACGATCTTTGTTTGCGTTTGCATAAGCAAGTATACTATCAGTGTCTTTAAGGGTGCCTACAGGGCCTCTAAGACCGTCGTGTAGTGCTTGACAAGTCTGATGGTGATACACATTGCCCGTGTGTTGATCGATGTGTAAGAAGTACTTGTTGACGCTGCAAAACCACCCTTTAAAATGTGTATCAACTAGCTCAACTGGTTGCCATTTGTCATTTACTTTGCCTTGTAAACAACGACCACCACAGCATTTACGTCCTAGTTCTGTTCCTGCTTTGGTCCCTTCACTGGGTTTTGCTACATTGGTATAACTGTAAAACCAATCTTGCTGTTCGTCTGTATAATCGTGTGTTGTCCTACGCCAACTTCCGTCTGTGTCAGGAAACCAACCTTTGCGTTCTATGTTGCCGTCACCTATAGGACGAGGATTGTGTTTAATACCTAACTCTTTTAGTTCTTCACAAACTTGTACACCTTCTGCCCAGTTGTCTGTGTGCAGCATTACATTGACTTGTAACCACAGACCTTTAGCATGTAACAGTTTGATGTTGTCCAGCGTTTGTTGTTTTAGTTTAGCATGACCCTCTGTGTGATAACTTACAGTTACACCTTCAAATAGTTCTGCTATACGGTCAGTGTTCTTAGGATGCCAAGCACCGTTAGTTGTTAAACTTAATCTAAAACGTGTTTCTGTATTGTTAATGTGTTCTGCTAGTTGCCAAAATGCAGGATTAACTGTAGGTTCGCCGCCTGTAAAGTTTATGTTAACTAGATCTGTGTATATGCTGGTATACTCTTTTACAAACTCAAATGTACGCAACAGTTCTTCATAACTGTGAGGAGAACTTATGTTATCATGACGACTTATTTCGCAGTAACTACAATCAAAGTTGCATCTGCGTCCTGTGTCCCATGTAACCATTAAGCGTTCAGGACCTGTTAGATTTATAGCACTAGTCTGTAGCATCTGCAACCTTTGTTAAGGGAATGTCAGCAGCACAAGTACACCATTTGCGTGTGCAAGTAACCCAATCTTCTGGAGGTTCAAAGTCTCCTTTGTATATGTTACCCAAGCTCCCACCTACTCTGCATGTAGCTCGATGTACTTCACCGTCCCAGTTTATCATTAAACTTTCTATTCCAGCAGCACACGACCATCCTTCAAACTGATTTCGTTGTTCTTTAATAATATCATTAGCATGTACTAGTTCGTCATCGTCTACTACACAGTTTGGCTTGGCTGTAGACTTTTGATCTAGTATCCATTGTAAGTCTTTAGGTTGATAACGCATGTCGTCAAACCAATCGTGCTTTTCTGTCCAACGTATACGCCTTACTACAAATGGAATATTATGACCGTCAAACAAGATAGCACAGCGTTTTACTCTATCCATATGTTCATGATGTGCCATTAGATTAACTTGAAACGGTATTCCTCTTTCCATTTCGTTTAGTTGCGTCCAGTATAGTACATTGTTCAAACAACGTTCCCAGTTGTCGTCATCTTCTACATGTAAACTAAACACATAATGATTAACTGGTAGTCTGCCGTACAGTTTATGTGGTAGTGTTCCGTTAGTTGTAATGTTAACCCAGTCTAAACGCTGAACAGCATGATCTACTATGTCTATAATATGGGGATGTACACAAGGTTCTCCGCCTGTTAGACTTAATCGTATAGGTTTACCTATTTCTGCAAGTGCATCAATAGCGTCTGTCATAACTTTAACTTCGGTGTGTGGGCTAAAGTTATCGTGTATTTCTGCAGGACAATATGTACAGTCTAGATTACAGCGTTTACCTATATTCCATTCAACGTGTATACTGTCTTGATGATCCCAACGACTTTCTACTTTATACATTCTACACCCTTAACTTTATTAAACGTTTTTAAAAATGACATATCTACTTTATGTTGCAAGTCTGCAACGGGTATCATTCCTAAGTTATTATGTTTAAAATCAAACTTTTGACGTGTAAGCCAAAAGTTTATGTATATCTTTCTTAATATGTATTGCCAGTAAGGTATAGTAGGTCCAAACTTAACCATAAAGTCTGCACTGTAATACTCTTGCGGCCGTACACCTTCGGCAATGCTATCTTTATCTTTAAAAACATCTAATACTGTTTTTCCTACCTGGCAATAGTTGATGTAAACTGTACCGTGTGTCCAACGAAATGTAAAATATTTCATATCTTCGTTTGTAAGATAAACTATTGGTCGATTTTTAAATGTAACAACTACTGTAGGATGATTCTTTGTCCTTAGTTCTGCTTCTAGTTTGTGTATTAATATGTTGAAACGTTCAACAGACTCTTGTATATCTTTAGGAGCATTGTTAAACCATTCTGTGCCTGTATTAACATCACCTCGTAGGTCTTCAAAGAACTTGTGTAGGTAGTTTAGATCACCTTGAATATCAGTACTTGCACTGCTAATATATCTATCAATGTAAACTCCGTGTTGATTTATTCTAGTAATACACTCATTAAGTTCTGGTATTAGATTATGTGTACCCCAGTTAGTAAATCTATCTGTTTCAAACAAGTCATAATGTTGACACAGTTCTTCAAACCACTTGTTAGCAATAGCAGTATCTCTTACTACGAAAGGTATGCTAACATCTTCATTACCGTTTGTTAATATTAGATTAAACATAATCAGCAAACTCCGGATTAGTAGCAAGGAAATCTTGTCCGCGAGTTGCATCTAAACGCTTGTTAAACTCTACGCAGTCATTCCAATGTGTTTCGTACATACACTTTGCTTCTAAGAAGTTGATATTGTCTTGTATCTGTTGTAGTGTAACTTGCTCTAATAGTTTATGTTGTTGTACTAGAGGATATTCTAAAACTTCTGTTTTCATTTGTTCTAAACGTTCTACAACCTGCTTCTTTAGTTCTGGAGGCAGTACTTGTGCAGAAAGCGACATTGGATAGTTTACACGATGCGAGTAAAACACAATACCTAACTCATTAATAAAGTAATCAATAACTTTGTCAATCTGCATAATGTTATTTGCTTGTACAGTAAATGCACCAACTACTCTGCTTACATTAGGAAACTCTTTAAACACTTTGATGTTTTCTTCTATTTCGCTAAACTTGCCGTTGCCTCTAATGTATTCGTAGACATCGTGTATACCGTCTATGCTTACGTTTACAGCAATGCTTTTAAACTTAGGCCAATAGTCGTGTATAGTGCGTCCGCCTTTTATACCTAGCGTAGTACCGTTTGTAGCATATTTCAACTCTATTTGGTCGCCATACTGTGCAAGTTTATCTAGTATCTTGTAATGATACGGATCCATTAACGGTTCGCCACCCGCAAACTCTACACGTCTAAAGAATGGTAATAGTTTTTCAAATGAATCCCACCAGTTATCACTGTTGTCAA